TAAAAGGTTGGAGCTCCGTTTGTTATCATCAAGTGATAGTCAAACTCGAACAATGGACTCCGCATCGACCTACGACCCAGCTAAACGGGGTAGAGTCGGATGCAAACCAGCCCGCCTATGTAAATCGGCAGGGTCCTTAAGAATTGCGCTGAACAAGGCAGTTCGTGTCATCTACTGGGAATTCAAGATTCCAGGTGACATCCCCCTTTTTAAAGGGACGAATTGCTTTGAGGCAAGAGGTGAGTGGGATGAGGTGTCGAAGCGTCTTGAAAGTAGACGTGCTAGGACCAAGGTAGCAATTGTGGGCGGAAAGCGCGTAAAAAAACGCGGCGAATTCCGACACAAGGTATTAATAAACACATTAAAAAGTTGTAAAAGGCTTTTTGATCTGCCTTGTAAAAAGTGCGACGAAATCGCGGCACAAAAAGCAAAGGAAGCCTGGATGAAAAAAAGTGAAACGCGGGTATCGATGTCAGATTCAATCTGGCTGACCGATAGAATGCCCGTGACTCCAGGTCACGCCCTTGCTGCCATCAAGCAGCGCGTTAGATCTCTCGTCTCCGGTTGGGGTAGGAGAATGGAGAGTGCAAGAAAGGGGGAAGAGGGTGACTACACTAAGCTAGTGTACGTCCCGGACCAACAGGGTTGCTTGGAAGCAACTTCCCTAGAGGGCGGTACCTTGGCGGCAAGTGATGTAGAGCGGTGTTTCTATCAGAGACCTTTGACCTTAAAACAGTCTTTAGGCCTCGAGGAATACCACTTAGTACACAATGTCGTTAGGGTCGGTACCGCTAAAGGGAAGGGCAAGTTAAGGGTAGTGACTATGCAGTCTGCTGGTACTAAGCAGCTGCTCGCCCCGATCCATAATGCCCTGTATTCACATATCAGCTCGTTTGGCTGGTGTGTCCGAGGTGACGTCCTTAGTGAGGACTTTGAGAAGGTAATTGCAGACCAGAGGCCTGGCGAAAAGTGTATTAGTGGTGACTACGAAGGTGCCACAGACAATATATACATCGAAGCCGTAAACGCCATAGTGGATGTAATTGCAGAAGAAAGGGAATTAACAGAGTTGGAAAGAAATGGGTTGTTAGATAGTTTTTCTAACATACAGTGGATAAGCAAGGCAAAGAAATGCCATAAGATTGTTCGAGGCTCGATGATGGGGAACTTGGTTAGTTTCCCCCTCTTATGCCTTCTCAACAAAGCTTGCTTTGACATTGTATGCGATCTAACCGGTCAAACAAAAAGAAATAAAGGAAAAACAATCCCAGGACGGGTAGGTAGGTTTAATGGAGATGATTGCATGTTCAATGGTAATGAGGCCTTTATGGCACTTTGGCGTCGTGTAACTTCGACGTTCGGCCTCATTGTCAATGAGCAGAAAACGGACTTTTCAAGTAAATGGATAGAGCTGAACAGCCAACCATATTCCGTGAAAAAGCATGCTCTCACTCCTAAACCCCTACTCTCTTTCTTACGTCCCTCTCGAACTGAACCTGACGAGTTATTGTCAGAGGTTATGCGTGGAATCCGAAGTTTTACAAAGCCTGTACAGGCCTGGATTCTCAATGTGGCGATGCGATCGGAAATATCGCTACGACCAATTTGCATATCTAACCTCCGTGATGGCGAGTTAAGTTTCCTTCTCACTAAGTCGTGGTTTCGTCGGGCTATCCAAATAGGCCCGGCGAAGGTCAGTACCGAGGGAATAGATCGGAAGGCCGCAGTTATCGTTGGGAGACCTCCTCGTCCACAATATTACGAATTTGTAACCGAGGCTACACGATTACTGGAGAGCCAGCACGTTGAAAGATGGAAGGGTGTCAACCTATTCCATGATCCCGGGGCCTGTGAAGACGTAGGCCGCACCGGCAAATTCGGGCCGCTTGGCTGTCGTGGGAATCTCTATGGTCCCACAGCCACGCAACCGCCCGATGTCTGCTTTAGGTGTTGGGATCGTGGAGGAAGGTTCATCCAAACAATAGACAAAAAAGAACATTTCAACCGCACCCGATCTATCCCCACTTCCCCCCCCAAGCGCCGATACGTACGCGGTCCTCTTCGTTGGCGATTCGTTTGGAATGCTGAGCTGTACAAACTGGCTCTAGTGCATCTACCGGAATGCCTCTTAACGGAAGAGATGTGCCTCAATACTGAGGTACTTTGGGACCACCCATTTCTAATCGCAAAGGACGAGTTGGAAATTGATGGGTTCCTCCCAAAAACCGAACGATGGCGTGAAAAGAATTTCGCCCCCCCCTCCTGGTTCCCTACTAAAATAGGGGAACCCAACCCACCTAAACCTGGCTCTAACCCCCACCTGGGGGATTTTGAGAAGGTTTACAAAGAGCTAAAGACGCGTCCAGCACTTGGTGGCGTCTCTCTCCCTGTAAAAGAAAGGAAATGTGCAACCGCTAAAAATGAAAGTTGTCATCGGTGTACCCTAGTTGTCAATTCACCCCATATCCCATCCACGAGGGAAGAAACATGGCCACATCTGTGGAGCCGCCCTTCGGGCGGTTGGTGCGCAGGCAACGATGACGGGTGCCGGTATAACCGGACTGAACAGTGGTCAGCCAAAAAGGCACGATCCTTTGGAGAGAGATTTACCAAGAACGCTTGGGACTCTTTACGCGACAAGAAATTTCAGCAAGCATGGCTGAAGGATTTTCATGGCAGGTAATGGTAGAAGCGTAAGTGGGAGGAAAGCGGATTGGATCTGTTGGTCCGAGTCCGTCCTGTGGTGAAGGTGGCGGTGTGTGTGAAGCGTGTCGGACAGGACATTCCAGGTTTCATTGCCTGGTGCGTGTCAGACGGGAGGAGATAACGAACTAGGGCGATTGAGTAAGGGCTAGGAGGGAAATACGTACGTATCGATCCTTCGCCGTGTTAAAACAATCGTAGTGAAAGAGGGTAACCATCTTTCACGTCTTACTAGTGTCGAAAAAGGCCCTTACGAGGCCATACTCCCCCTGCCATTAGGTGACTTCGACGTGGATCACATGCCAATATTGGAGCAGGGACGGGCGGAGGCGGAAATTAGGTGTACGGATATTCCCTGAGATATCCATGGAGGTTATGAAGCAGAAAGGTTAATGGCGGGCCTTCCCAAAGTAAGAGGTATTGTCGAGCGTATTCGGATATGGTAACCAGGTCAGCAACTTAAATGACCACATGTTCCCCTTGAGGGGGCAACAACGGGGCGCATCGGTCCGGGCAACCGGGTAGCTGATTAAGGAAGTCCTCGTCGGGAGTCTCGTAGAGCTTAGCTCTGCAGTAGTGGACCAAGGGAAGCAGCACGCAAGTGTATCTGCGCGTACCTGATATCCCGTTTGTGAGGAGGGAACCATAGGAAGATGCGATTTCTAGATATCGCGAATGAAATGGGATGAATTGGCGCACTTTATATACTATTCCTATAAGTAGGTTACGGATCAAACCGTGTAATAGTGTGCTCTTGCCAAAAGATTTGCTTACCGCCCGCGGGGTTTGCAAAACGGTCGTGCCACTAAGCTGTGGATTAATTAAAGTGGGGAGGTATACGGGTCTTTGAAATACATCGACCAAAAGAAAACAACAGTGAATTTCTCAAAACCGGCATGAGAAACCACTTCCAGTCTTATACTAGGACTGGGTCAACAATAAAACCTTAAGTGAAATGGG